GCGGGCCTCGTCCGCCGCCTCGACCGCGCCCTTGCCGAACTCGAAGATCTTCTCAGCCGCGAACGTCGCAGCGAACGCGGTAGCCGCGACCTTCGCGACGTCTTTCATCTGCGACGTGACACCCGACTCGGCGGACTTCGCGAAGTTCCGGCTGTCCGGTTTGATCTCGACGAACGCGTCACCGATGATCGTCACGAGTCACCTTGCCGAACGGGCCGCTGGGCCGATGGGTCACGCAGTGGTGCCGGAGGCATCGCCGCCATTCTTGCATTCCACTCCTCCGTGGTGATGCCCCAGCGTGAGCGTTCAGGGAACAGCGACTTCGCGAGGTGTTCGTTGTAGGCCTTGAGCGCCTGGTCCCGCTCGGCGAACGGGTGGCCGTCGACGCGGATCGCGAGGACCACCGCGCACAGTTGACGGAACGTGAGGGTGTGCGCCTGCACACCGGCGAGGAGTAGCCGTCCCTCCACGTAGTTCTCGTGGGCAATCGCCCACGCGGCTAGGTGGGTGACGGCGTCGTAGGGTGGCCGGTCTGGAACGGCGCCAGCCAGCGCACCACCTCGCCGAGGGTCTGGCTCGCGATCGACTTTGCGGGGTCGCGGATCACCTGCTCGAACCGTTCCTTGTCCTCGTCGACGAGGCCGACGCGGAGGTAGCCGAGGATCGCGTCGATCGGCCAGATGCTGTTGCCCTCCTCGTCGGTGATGACCGCCGTCACGAAGTCAGACGCGACAGCTGCCGGGATCGACGGGACGGACGTGAACTCCTCCGACCACTTCGGCGGCTGGTCCGGGTCGAGCGGCTTGTCGGACAGGACCCACACGAGCGGGTCGTCGTTGCTCGTGGCCTCTTGGCTGAAGACTTTGCGCGGCATTCACAGACCTCGGATCACCTCGAGTGCGCGGATCAGGAAACGGTTCGGCTGCGTGCCCGGATGATTGACGGACTTGACGCGGATCACGCCGTTCGCCCGCTTCGAGAAGAACACGAGGAGCGGCTTCAGCCGAGCCGTGATCGTATGCGCCACCGTCCCCTCATGCACCCACAGGGAGACAGGATCGTCGGAGCCCACGAGGATCGTGACGCCCAACGGGCCCTCGACGACGCGCTTGACGATCGAGTCGCGCAGCGTGCCAGGCCGCCGCTGCCGGTGTGCCGCCGTGTACGGGTCGGGCGGCACGTAGACCGGGCACTCCTGTATCGCCTTGATCTTCACCTTCTCGCCGAGGACGATCAGGTGCCGTGTGACGGGCCCGTTCGGGCCGCGCAGCACCTCGGCCAGTTTGACGGGGTTGAGCACGACACGCGCGCCGAACGTCCCAGCGGCTGACGTCGTGGCCATCAGGTCAGCGCGGCCTTCACCGTCGTCGACGAACCGATGTGCCCGCCGCTCGGCCCGAGGGGCAGCACACCGACGAACACGAGGCCGTTGCAGAACGAGAGCATGCCAGCCTGCTGCGCGTCGACGAGCGCGTTGTGGACGCGGATCATGTCGGCGTACACCGTCGACGCGTCGTCTTGCAGTTCGGTGATCGACGGCAGTTCCGGTTTCTTGTTACGCATCCGCAACTGCGCCTCGGCGCATCGCATCACGATCACGTTGTAGGTCGCGGTCTGCGACGAGAACCCGACCGACACTTGGATCGGGTCGCTGACGTCGACGGCCGGGTCCAACTCGGACGGCGTGATCGTCGAGATTCGCACTGAGACCTCGGGGCAGTCGTCGACCTCGACGCCCACACCGACGTACTGCTTCTCGGGCAGCGATACCCCAGCCGCGGCGTACGCGTCGACGATCGCGTCGAGCATCGCTTCGGCCAACTCGAACGGGCGGCTAGCGGCGAGCGGCATCGTTCACCTCGTAGAGCACGGCGAGCAGTTTCACCCGCGGCTTGTGGCGGGTCTGCTCGATCGCGATGACACGGGCCGCCCGCTTCCAGTCCCAGCCGACCCATGCCACCACCTCGTCGACCGAACCGGTCATCACCAGCGATACGGTTGCCGAGTCGTCGACCTCGTGGCTCACGCGCTGCGGGCCACGCCCGCGGAACGGGTCAGGCATCGAACCGGTCCAGAATCGCCCGCACCGCGCGACCGGCAGCGTGCGTGTCGACGTGCGAGTAGGCGTGCAGCACAGCCGCCGAGCGTAGTGCCGCGTCGGCCTGCGGCTGCTCGATGACGCGCACGATCGCGTCGAGGAGCTCGTCGGGGCCGTCGACCTGAGCGCCCGGCACAGCAGTCCAGAAGCGCAGGCCGTGCTCGACGTCGCGGCGATACCACGGCGCGTTCATCACGACGACCGGCTTGCCGAGCGAAGCGAACTCGTAGAGCAACGACGTGTTGTCCCCCACGAGGACGTCGGCCTTCACCAGCACCTCGGCCCCGTCGGCCCACAGCGGCGCCCCTACGGCCGCCCAGGTCCCCACCCTCAGCCGTAGTGAACGGGGATGGGCATGCCCGACTAGGGCCGCCCCAGCGGCTCCCAGGGCCTGCCTTAGCGGACGGAGGCCATGCACGTAGTGGGGCAGGGCGCTCATGGTCTCGGGCACCGAGAGGGGGCCGTCCCATCGGAACGTCACCGCGACGGTCGGCTCGGCGGGCATCGAGCAGTCGAGGTCGCGGTAGCCGTCCAGTTTCGGGCACCCAGCAACCACGACCGTCGCGTCGGGATAGCGGGCCTGCCAGCGCAACGCGACCCGATGCGACGGGCAGATGAACAGGGCCACCGTGTCGAAGCCTCGCCCACCCGAGAACGACCCGTTCCCCACCGCACGCTCGTCACCGTCGTACGACTGCCCCGCGCCGTGCTCGACGTAGATGATCGGCCGGTGCTCGCCCGCCCATCGGTCCTTGTCGGTCATGCCCGCCACGATGACCGGGTTCGTCGAGCGACGGTCGGCGAACGGCTTCCCCCACCACGACCCGCGTGGCGCGCCGAACTCGCCGCGCACACGGTCGGGCAGGCCCCGCCAGATCGGCATGATGTGATCCGCGTAGTGCGGCTGCGTTGCGTACGCGTCGATCATCGAACCTCGAGTGCGTGTCGCCAGGCCGGGAGCAGCTTCGCCCACGAGTGAGCGTCAGCCCACGTGCGGACCTGCCGTCGATAGTCGTCGAGCGCCGACGCGTCCCGTGCGAGGAAGTCGAGCGTTGCCGCGATCGACCTCGGGATTGCCTGCGCGATGCGGATCTGTCCTGCCGGTGTGATGAGCCTGCCGTTCATTGTGCATTCGACCTTCGGGCCCGGATACCAGTCGTTCGGCTCGGTCGCGGTCATCACGGGCACGACGCCCGCGCCGATCGCCTCCTGCACGGGCAGGCTGAGCCCGCCGTAGCGGCGCGGCATCAGGAGCACGTCGTGCCCGTCGTACATCGTCCAGTAGTCGCCACGAGGCCGGTGCGACTCGACCGTCACGTACGGGCCGAGCCGATGAGGGAGCGGGATCACTTCGTCCTGGCAGAGCACTGTCACGTGGACACGCTCGTGGAGCAGGCCGAGCGCGCGGAGCACCGCTCCGGTGCCGTTCCGGTCGGCCGCAGCGCGGTGCCCAGCAACGTGCAGCACCCGGAGCGGACCATTCGAAGATTCGAATCGAACGTTCGAATCGAATCGGTCCGCCGCGATCGGGACGGGCATGAGCCGATGGTCACCGGCGAGGGCTGCCCGCCACGGTGTCGGCAGCCACACCTCGGTCGGTCGGGGCTCGTCCGCGCGGAGGAACTCGGGCATCGCGTGGAGGACCGTGCGGATGCCAGCGAGGTTGCACCAGCCGACCATGCGGCGGTCGTAGAACGTCTCGGCCGAGTAGACGACGTCGAGGCCGTCGAGCCACCGGCGCACCGTGCCCTCGTCGAGGTGCGCGGTCCAGACAGTGTGCGTAGTCCGGTCACCGGGGAACCGGCCCGCTTGCATGCGGAAGTCGCGCGCGTACTCGCCCATGTCGACCAGGAGCACCTTGTCGGGGTTGAGGTGCCGCACGACTTCCCACGTGAGGATGCCCAGCCCGCGGTTCTCACCACGGGCGATGACGCCGACTCTCATCAGTCGCGATGCCCGGCGATGACGAACGACTCCTCGATGCGGGCGCCCGC